GGGGCGCACCATCGGAGCAGCAGTCCGCCCGGAGGCGCGCGCCTTGATGGATGAGGGTATCCGTCCGACGATGGGGCAGATGGCGGGCGGGCTCACTCAGCGTATCGAGGATGTTGTTGCCCGCACACCTCTTGCTGGCGCGACTGTATCGGGAGCGCAGCGTCGAGCGGCGGCGGATTTGAACCGGGCCCAGATCAACCGTGCACTTCGCCCGCTGGGTGAGAACCTTCCCCGCAATGTGTCTATTGGGCATGAGGGTATCGACTACGCGCGCACTCGGCTTAATCAAGTGTATGAGAGCGAGCTTCCGAATATCTCAGGCAATATGCCGCAGACATTCCCTCGCCGTCTCGCAGCGGTTGCACGGAGGGCAAATATTCCGCAGGGTACGGACGGAGAACGAAATGTGCAGGCGGCTGTAACCGAAGCTATGCGGCCTTTCCGCAATGGTTCGTTTAACGGGCGAGCATGGAAAACCACGGACGAATCCCTAGGCGACCTATCCCGTTCATGGAGCTCCAGCGATGATCCTTATGTAAGGCAGGCAGGGCGCGCCACGCGGGCTATGCGCGATCAGTTGCGCCGCGTAGTGTACAATCAGAACCCGCAAGCGGCGACGCGGCTTCGTCAGGCCGATAGAGGTTATGCTAGCCTTATCCGAACGGAGAAGGCTGCGCTCAACTCTCCTGACGGTATTTTCAGCCCTGCTCAGTTGAACTCTGCCGTTCGCCAAACTGATAATTCCGCGCGCAGAAATGCCGTTGCTCGCGGGCGGGCGTTGGATCAAGACTTGTCGGGCCCCGCTGCCCGAATCCTCGGAAACACTGCCGCTCAGGGAGGCTCAAGCGACTACAACGCGCTTGCATCTCTTGCGCTGCTCGGGACGAATGCCGTTACGGGCAATCCCGTCGCGCTTGCTGGTGGTGGCATTCTTGGCCTTAATGCGCTGCTGTACAGCCGTCCGGGGCAAGCATTGGCGCGGGGCGCTATGGCGGGTACCGGCGTGCAGCGTGGCGCTAGAGCGCTGGTGAACCAATCCGGACAACCCATTGTCGAGCAAATAGAGGGCTATTTTGATGAAGAAATCCCCGTCCCCGGTGCAGGTGGGAGGCGTTAATGGTTGATGGCGCAAGCGTTACAGTCCCGCCTCAGGTCATCCTCCCGATTTACGATGACCTGACTGTCCTGAAGGCAATCGACAGCGATACGCTGCTCGACGGCTATCCGGGTCTGGTAAAGGGCATCGGGCTCTATATGTGGGATGCCCTCTCGATGGCTTCGGCTTCCGGGGAGGATGTCGTCCGTCCAGATGACCGCACCTCGCTCCAAGCAGGGCGGTGGCTGCGTATCGCCCTGTCCGATCAGGTCGCGGATGTAAACGATGCTGTAGCGCTTGCACAAGCGGCGGCGGCTTCCGCTCAAGGCGATGCGACATCTGCAACGCAATCCGCCTCGATTGCCGTTACAGCACGAAACGAGGCAGAGGGCTTCAGGGACGAGGCTGCGACAGCCGCTGGTCAGGCATTGGCTGCTGCTGCTACCATCGGGCTAAAAATCCAAACCAACCCGGCAACACCAACGGTCCCTCCTGCTGGGGCTGCGAGCGGCGATAACTATCTGGCGACGGAGCCCACCGCTAGCTACCTGATCCTGTACCTCAACACGGCGGGCACTGGCGCTCCGGTTCTTGTCAGCGGGCTTCAAGTCCGCATCCCGCTCATGAATGGCGTGCAGGCGGTTATCGATGTGCTGCCTGACATCATAGAGGCATTGGGTTTCGAGACGATTAACACCCGCATGGGTGTCCAGACGCTTACAGCGGGCATGGGAACGTTCGGGACCACCAATTATTCCTTTCTGATGTTTCAGGCCACCGAACGCACCTCGCTTGTGGGCAAGGATATTGGGCTGCGTGTGGGTGTCCTTGGAAGCGGCGCTGTTAGTCTCGGTTGCTATTCCGGCAATCCTGCGACTGGCAACCTCACTTGCCAATGGCGCGATGCCCTCCCCACGGTCCTCGCGACCGGCAATCAGGTCTGGACTGCGCCGTCCACTCGCATGATCGAGGCTGGACAGTGGCTGGCGTTCGACTTCCCGACTGGCGGCGTGCAGGCCAACACCCGAAGCGGCGGGGTCAGCTACAACCGGGCGGGGCTGCTCGCTCCAGCAGCCTCGGGGGCCTATGGTGACGCTGCCGCGACTATCGAGGGCTATATCGACACAGAGATTTATGCCGCTCGGGGAATTACCCGGTCTGAGATGACGGCGGAAACTCAGACGGCAATCTCTCTGGCTGAAGCTGTGGGCACTCAGCGGGAGGTCTATACTGGCTATCCAGGCCCATTCGACACGGGCAATTTCAGCTCACTCAATTTCTTCGGACAGGCATATGTCGGGACAGCGACCTATGCGGGGGCCATCGAAAAGCTGGATATCCTCGCACTGACGACGGGCGACGGCATTTTGCAAATGTCGATCTGGCGCGGGGATTTGAGCAACCGCGCCGTGAACATCAAGCAAGTGGCGCTCGGTCCAATCGCCGCTGGCGTTAACACCCTACAGGCCAGCCTCGGAGACTATGCTGCGACGTATCTGGAGGCGGGAGACCATGTGTTCATTAACCGCCTTTCCCTAGGCGGGCCAACCCTCGCGCTAGGCGACCTGACGGGCAGCACTTTCTATTCCGCAAATGGAGCGGTTGCCCAAGTCGGGCAGCAGCAGGATTTCTCCTCCGGGCCTCCGGATACGCTCACTATCGCCCGGTTCTGGCAAACTGCCAAAACACTACCAATCCTCCCCGAAATTGCTCCGCTGATGTGGGACATGTTCCTTGTTGCGGGGCAGTCTAACGCGGTAGGGAAGGGCGCAGGCGGAACCCCGCTCATTCGCTCTGGCATCGCCAAGCAATATTATTCCGGCGTGCTGACCGATCTTGCAAGTGATCCCGTTGGCAACGCGGATGATGCCTCTGCATGGCCTGCGTTCGCCAATGAGTATTACCGCCGCACGGGTCGGGGGTCGATTTTCGTTCCGCGCGCAGTTTTAGGTTCGGGGCTCCAGGCCTATCTTGGGTCGAACTGGAGTGATACCGGAGCGCTGAGAGGGCCTGCCGCTGCGGCTGTCACTGCCGCCTATAACGCCATTTCGCCGACGCTCCCCGTTCAGTTCGCGGGGGTGCTTTGGATTCAAGGTGAAACGGACGGCGACAACATCGACGCTGGGGTGTCTGGTGTTACCGAAGCGGGCTACACAACGCAGCTTGCGACGCTCAAGGCCTACTTTGAAGCACAGTTTGGCTTCGCTTCGGGAATGATGCCATTCTTGATCGCAGAGACGGGCCAGCGCACCACGGGCGATACGGCAGGGTGGCAAGCCGTTCGTAGAGCCCAGCGCGCCGGAGCCCGGACCATCCCCGGCGTCTATCTGGCTCATACTGGCGCACGCTTCTTCGTCGCACGCAGCATGATGCGCGATCCGCTGCACTACAGTGGCTCCGCCTATACCGAGATGGGCAATTCGTTCGCCACCGTCTCCGCCTCCCGCTGCATCGGCAACGCTTAACCACAGAGGAGTAAGACACATGCCCGACTTCAATACCATGACGTGTAGCCAATTGTGGGACTGGATCGAAGACCCCGCCCGCCTCACGGACAATCGCTGGGTTCCCGCCGCAATGGCACGCTGGCAGGAACACTGCGCGGAGAACTACCCTGGCTTTGAACCCGGTAGCGGTGGTGGTCGCATGGGTGGGCTTCCGCCCCACGGATGATGGATTTTGGGGTAACGACATGGGTTGCAGGGTTGGCGTGCGCGGGGGCAGTGATATTTGCCGCGCACGCCCCCAAAGACGGGCGATGGGAAGCCGTGTCTTTGGCCTGCCTCCTGCTTATCAATTGGGCGTTATTCGTCTTAGCCTACACCGATTGGTCGCCCAAGCTGGCGCTGGCTAATCTCGGTATCGAAACAAGCTCCATACACCTTTGGACGCTGGCGGATGCTATCGGTGGGTGTGCTGCAATGGCGATTGGGTATCAGTTTTGGTGGGGCAGGCTGTTGTGGGCCGTGTCTCTGTTGCAGATGGTCTTTCATGCCGGAATAGACATGGCTATTCTAGACCCGGTGGTCTATGTAGATTACCTCTTGAATGGCGCGTTACTTGTTCAGTTGGCTATTTTCTTTAGGATAGGGGGAGGCAGCATTGGTCGTAATTTGCATCGTGGCCTTGATAGCCTCGGCCTACTACGCCGGTCTGCGTACTCAGCGAGAACGGAAGCGCCGTGAGCGAGAATAACCCTCTCATTCTTTGGTTATGGGCCTTTATCGCGACTCTCGCCGGTTCTGCCGCCTCTATCTCTTTCCAGCCGTACAGGCAGATGACGTGGGCGGCTATCGCGCTGGCATTTGCCGTTAGTTGCGGCTTCGCGCTTTTCGTCGGCTCTGCTGCTGCTGAGTGGATCGCAACGCGGGCAATGTTCGGAGCAAGGGCAGGCCAGATCAATATCCGCGTGTACGGCGGTGTTATGTGGTTTATGGCTGCTGCTGCCCACTATCTGATCCCCGTCGCGATTACGCGGGCAAAGCGCTTCATCCGCGCCTTTGGCGGAACGGAGGATGAGAAATGATTATCTGGGTTATCGTCAACGTCGCCAGCTCGCTCGTCGTCGCCATGATCGTGGCGTTCAAGATGGGTGCCTATGCCGATATGTATAACCGTGGCGAGAAGATCGGCATGGGGCTTATTGTAGCCGGTATGCTCCTGCGCATTGGGCCCATCCTCGGCAAGAACCTGCTGTTTCTGCAATCCCCCTTCGATGACTGGAGTACCCTGTTGCTGCATGTGGGGCTGGCAATCTACTTCATCGCCCGTCTATGCCGAGTGCATGGGCACTGGTATCATAACGAGATGATGAAGCGGCAGGCTAGGCGGCATTTGGGGCTGGGAGACTGATATGACCATCACACTAGGAGCCCGCTCCATCTCACGCCTAGATGGCGTCCACCCCGATCTAGTCCGCGTGGTTAAGCGCGCCGCCGCTATCTCCGATCTGGATTTTACGGTTCTGGAGGGTTTGAGGACGCTCGACCGGCAGAAGAAGCTATTCGCTCAGCGCGCTACCAAGACCATGAACTCGCGCCACCTGACCGGCCACGCCGTTGATCTAGCGCCGATACTTGCGGGTGAGGTTAGTTGGGATTGGCCGCTGTACCATCGCCTCGCAAAGATCGTAAAGCAGGCGGCGAAGGAAGAGGGCGTATCCCTGACCTGGGGCGGAGATTGGCGGAGTTTCAAGGATGGCCCACATTGGGAGCTGCCTTGGGCGCAATATCCCGGCTAATATGATGAAAAAGGAATCCTAATGCGCGCACTAGTCCTCGTGGCCGTCCTGCTCACCACAGCCTGCACACAAACCCAGATGCAAGACATAGCGACAGCATCCGCACTCCCAGCTTACATCGTGGCTGGAGAGGCTGCACTGGCCCGTCAGAAGCCCTATACGGAAGCAGAACTAACAGCCCTCAAAGCAGCCGATATGCAGGCATATTCAACCGTAACGGTACTCAACGCAGATCAGATGCGCAGGGCGGATGAGGTGCATCGGAGGATTCAGGGGCTTTAGCGGATTTGGTGAAAAGCGCCCGCCCTCAACGCATGATACGCACCGTTCCAGTCTTTCTTGGCGGCGTACTCATCGGCTAGCTTGAGGGTATCGGCACGCTCCACCTCCCCCTCACCCGGTAGAGATTGCTGGCGGAAGGCGATCATGGCGGCGATGGCATCATCCGCGCGATAATACGTCTGCGGGCCAGCGATGCGCGCCAGCACCTCACGCGCCTGCCGCTCCAGCGTTTGCGCATCACTCATTTCGGGTTCTCCAGAAGGTAGTCGTGCACAGTCACGCCGAGGGATGTAAAGCCCGGATGCTGGTCGAGAATGCCTTTGCGCTGAAGCGCACCGACAACTTTATCCCAGCCGCGCCCACTGTCGCGACCGTGTAGGATCATAGTCCGCTGCGCCTCGGTCAGCCCGCGCGCAATCTCAGCCACCTCACTCATTTCCAGACCCTTTCTGAGATACACCCGAACTGCGGAGGGTGGTGAGGGCGGTCAGCCGATCAAGATCTGCGCGCGTGTCTGCCAACCAGCCCGGCATTCCGAACAGGCTGAAATCTTCGCCATAGTGGTTTTGCGCACAGCCCTCCGCGTGCTGCTGCAACATTGCCATGCTTGACCGAATGCGCGCCAAGCACTCCCTCGCCTCTTCCTCTGTTGCTGGGGTATCGAGGGCGGCTAGGATGGCGTCGATTTCATGCGCGGCCCCTGAGCGCGATATAGCGAACCCGCCATCGTTGAACTTGAGCCGGTCACGAAGCCGCATCAGGCGGTCCCGCGACACCATTACCAGCGCCTCCCGACGATCCCCGACTTGCTGGGTGGTCATGGCTTCACCACATCACGCCGTAGATAACACCCGTTACCCGCTCGACTTCATCATCCCCTGGATGAGCCGAGGGGCGCGCGTTCCATGCGGCGATGGCTTCGGCTTCGTCATATCGCGAAGGGCCGTGCATTTCACATCGCGGGCACCACACAAAAATGAGAGGCGCGCCGGCTCCCTTGTGCTGCACGTAAACGTCACCTGCGCACCCAAACGGGCACGACAGCAGCTTGGTATTACCGTCCACGCTACGGGTATCAGTCTGTGTACGCGACATATTCGAACTCCCCATTGCGGAATTTGTTGAACCGTCCGCCGAACGTGCCCTTCACGAGCTTTTCCACGTCCGCGCTGCTTGTGCCTTCGGGATAGACTCCGACGCAGAGTTGCGAGGAATTGGAGTGCGGGCGAATGTGGTAGTCGATCTTGCGAGGATCGAGCGGGCGAGGCTTCCACGACAGCCACGCGCCAGCTCGGTCGGCGGGGTTGATCTTGCAGTGAAAGCCGTTGAACTTCTCGATTTCGTCCGCCGCGCACCAATCGCACACAGGGCAGTATTCCCGTGCGGTAGTGCATGATCCGCACGGCGGCGCGATATGGCAGGAGCAGCCTTCGGATGCGTGCTCGGCGATGATGCCTTTGCACCCGTCACGCCAGCAGCGTTCGCCTTCAAGCTGCCCAAACTCAGGCTTGGTATTACCGTCCATTGTTCAGGTTCCCTTCGTATGCTGTGCGGGCGACGCGGAGGTGGCGGAACAGCAGGGAATAGAAGCCAGCGTTACCGACAGGGTTCGTCGGTATCTCAAGGGTCGTAAACGGCTCCAAAGCCTTTCGTAGGGCCTCACGTTCGGCCAAGAGGGCGGGGAGTGCGTTGACGGCGGCGACGATCAGGGCGGCATCGTCCGCAGCTTGTTCATCCCATCCCGAAAAAGGATCGTGGCCGGTTCTAGCGATAAGGCCCCCCACGGCGTACTGATCGGGCCAAATCTTCATCAGCCACTGGTCGTCACCGTTTCCCTTGGGAAAGTTGATGCTGCCGCCTGCAAACCAAGGCCCCGACGTCGCCTTCTCGATCAGCGCTGTCAGCTCTGCGGTATTGATGGTCATGGCTTGGCTCCGTTTCGATCTAGCCATTCGACGTTGGATCGCAACATGCCCGACATTCCGGGGTCACGACCATGCTCTGCGCGGTACGCCAGAACGCCTCCGTGAAGAAACGAGAGGTTCGTGGTGCATTTCTCGTCCACGCGCTCCGGCCATACGGCCCATTGCCGGTCGAACCACGTCCGCGCCTCTGCGTCGCCGGTCGTGTAACAGTTGTGGCCATCCTCGCGATTGCTCATGACGATTTATCCTCACTGCTTAATGGGAGGGAACGGCGGAGTACCCATGTCGGCTTGCGCAAGATCGCTGCCATGTTGGCGGGCAATCCGCTGCGGTGGTATCTGGCCTCTCCATCTTCTTGGGATACTGGAGGGGTTGTCATGCCGATACCTCTTGATCGCGGAGACGCTTGCGAGCCCGCTGGGCGCGCTTTCCGGTTTCGGTTGCGCGTTGCTGGTCGCGGCGCATGGTTAGTGCCTCACGTGCTGGGTCTGGCGTTCCGCGATGCTCAATGGCGCATGATGCGTGTTGTGTTCGCCAACCATGCCCGAAGCGCTCGAAATGCCCATCGCCGACAGCGACCGGCTTACCGCACCGATAGCAGGTGCCGGGGAATTTGTTGCGCATTTCCCAATCCTTTCAGTAAATAAACCGGCACTGATACCCAAAGGGAGGATCAGATATCAGTGCCGTAGCGCCTAGGGGGTGGCGCTAAACTGTGGGGGTTCCGAAAATGTCTGGGCGCTCGTTGAAATCGCGCTCGCAAAACATTTCGATGATGCCGGACATGCTCTCTCCCTTTAGCCACTTTGCATGTGCCACGGAAACTTGATCGGCGGTAACATCGGGGTATCCGAAATCCCTGAGGGCCATAGCCTGAGCCTCGAAGCCCTTTTGTAGAATACCAGTCATATCCAATCCCTCTCAGTTAGGACGCCATCCACTGGCTAAGGCTTTCACAGCTAACGACACAGGCCCAGGAACCGGCAGATAACCAGTCCGATAGCGGGTGATCGTAAGCGGTGTCAGATCGAGCCAGCGCGCCAACTGTGCGGCAGTGCACCCGATCTTCGCTTGGGCGGTGCGGAAGTCCTCTTTGTTCATATCCGCGTGATATTCGATATATTCCACCGCGTCAACAAACATTATCATCTAGGGCGATGCTCAAGTTTGGGGCTCGCTCCACCGCACGTCATGCTTCGCCCCGAACGCGTAAATCAGTTCAATCAGCCCTGCGAATTGTTGCACGGTGAGCGCGGAGGATTTCAGCCCAACAGGAAACATGCCCTGCCCCTCCAACTCCGGCAGAAATCTCATCTCTACGCCTAGCGCGTTCATGAAGCGGTTTTTGATATCGTCCAGCGAGTATGTCTCGAATCCTGGCACTTGCTTCTGAATGTCGCCCAGCATCGGCCACAGCTTGCGGTTTTGCGCGTCTCTCCGCGTTTCGGCTGCGATCTTCACAACATAACCATCGGGTGCCAGATCGACTTGACGCTTAGCCCAATCGCGCTGGCGTTGGCCGGTGAGGCGGATGGTGGCGCTAGACATTGTACGGATCGTCCAGCTTGCCCTTGTGAGGCGATGCCCGATAGAACCGCTCTGCCAGTGCCAGCAGGTTGATGCCGTACTTGCGCTCGAAAGTCTTTTCGCCCCGATGGGATTCGGCGTGATGGTCGCGGCAAAGGCTCACAGTGAAGGCATCCGACGACTTCTCACCCATGCCCCGAGTGCTGGCGCGGTTGATGTGCGCCACCTCGATAGGCATAAGCTGACAGCCGGGGACGGAGCAGTAATGCCCCCGCACAAAGTCACGGTGCGCTGTTGAACGCAGCCGCGCTTTGGGCTTGTAGTGGTCATCTTTGAGGCGAGGGGGAAGCATCACACACTCCTATGGTCGCGGGGCATCCATTTAGTTCTGCCGTAGGGGGCGGGCACCCTTTTTCGGGCGCGGCAATGTGCAATGAATCCCGGCATATTAAGGTTCTCTTTCTGGGTGCCCCACTTTAGATTATCCGCGCGATTGTTGAGGGCATCTTCATCGAGATGAATCACCACCGCACGGGCAAAGGGTGGTGGACCGTGGAATGCCTCGCAAACCAGCCGATGAATTTTCATGTTGCCGTATTTAGGGTTGTATAGGCCACGATAGGCGTGGCGTGCTTTCTTACTCGCCCTGCAAACAACACCAAAAGTCGGCTTAGGGGTGTAAGAGCGGATACCACCATGGGGCATTGCTGCCTGAGATTCTGGCAAAACAACACGCCCATGGCTGCTCGCTCTAATACCTGGACGGCTAGGGACTGGCTTCCATATTTCGGTCATTCCCCAATCTACAAGAAATAACGATAACGTGTCAAACCTAAAAAGGTACGCTATCCGAATCCAGATCGTCGTCGCCGAACCCGCCAGACGAGAAACCACCACCTCCACCACCACGGTTATCGCTGCCATTGTCGGACTGGCGGGTGTTGTTCTGCTCGCCGCCTTCTGCCGCCGACATAAACTCCACCTCGTTAGCGCGGATATCGTACTGCGCCTTGCCCTCATAGCTTCCGATGGTGAGTTCGCCCTGGATAACGACCTTCATGCCTTTGCGCAGGAAGCGCTCAAGGGTAGCCGCGCGCTTGCCCCACACGTTGCAGCGATACCAGTTGGTGGACTCCTTATCTCCCCAGCCCTGCTTGACTGCGACGGAAAAGGCTAGGACTTGCTCGCCGCTTTGGGTGGAGCGGAGTTCGGGGGGCTTTCCGATGTTGCCCGATACGGTGATTGTTTGCATGTCTTTTCCCTTATCCTGCCGTCAGTGCGGCTACTTGTTCTAGGCCAGCCTTGCGGGTAGCCCACTCTCCTGCGATCAATGGACCGAAGCCGGTAGCATCTGCCGCCTTGCCGTTCTCTTTGCGCCACGTCATGAGGAGCGGTACGGTGTCGAGCGTCTTGATTTTGGCGAGCATCGCCTCGACTTCGACAGGGAAGACTTCCGGTTCTGCGTAGGAAGCGCGGGCCTCGGTGACGTACTTGTCGTCCTCGAACATGCCCATGTGAATATCTGCACCGACGCCGATGAATTTGAAGGCGTTGTTTACAGCATCCGTAAACGCTTTCTTGAACGCCTCATCGTCATTGAACGAACCGTCTTTGCGCTTCGCCACGACCTTATCGCCGCCGACGCCCCACACCTGCCCGTTAGACAGGGCGTCATCGGTCTTGTACCATCCTGAGATAGTGCAATAGACCAGAACCTCACCGTCGCCCTGCACTACCTGAAAATCAGGCTTAGCAAGGCCCCAGCCCTCTCCGCATGGCCCGAACGTTTCAGTCAGGCGCTTGATAATCCAGATGGGCTTGAGCGCCGTTCCTTTGAAACCACCCGCACGGCTAAAGCCTTTAGTGTGCTTGGGATCGGTAGTGGACAGGGAATCCCAAATTCGCATGTTCTCGTTCACTTGCGCCTCACGGTCAAAGAGGGTCGGGCAGGCTCGACACGAAGCCAGTTCGGAAGGCCTTCGCTATCGGGCGAATATGCGGATTTGATCGCGTCCATATCGGGCACCGGCTTAGCCACAGCGAAGCCCTCTGGCACGGCGGCAGGGTCATTGACCTTGAGCGAGGCAGGAAGCGTGCGGAGGCTTAGCGAGGCCTCTGGCAGCGGAAGCTTGTCGATTCCTGCGCTTTCCATGAGTGCCATGATGCCTTCGCGGTAGCCCTTGATCCTACCATCGCAGCGGTCGCGCCGAATCTTTCGGTCATCCATTTGCTTTGTGAGGGCGTCTCGATTACCCTCCTCAAGCTCGATCCGGTTGAGGATGCGCGAAACCAGTTCGAACAGGTCTGTTTCGCCCTCAAGGCTGTCGAGGAGGAGTTGTTCGTCGGGTTCCTCGCCAAGCGTATCGCGCAGCATCGAAAGCACAGCGCGCACCTGAATCGCGGTTAGGTCTTGTCTCATCGCGCAACACTCCTAGCAATCTGAAAGCACAACCGGCTCAATGCCATCTGACGGCTTTTACCAGCCCCATAGAAGGACAATCCTCCTCGCATACGCATAGAGGCATCGAACCAGTTTCCATCCTGGGTTACGGTTATGGGTTGAGGGGGCATCACGAATTAACCAGCACAGGATTTTCGCAGTTATTCACCGCCCAATCAGTCCAGTAGTGAAGCCATATCAGGCGTGCCCGAGCGGCGCACGCGTTGGCATCGCTCGGAGCATCCTCCTCCTTCTCAGCCCATCCGCGAAAGCCGGGGGTCAAGTCACCGTGCTTGGTAATATGCTGGTCAAGCGCATGGCGGACGGCTAAAACATCGGCTGCGTTCAACGCGGCAAAACCCGGATGGTCCGATAGGATGGGCGTTTCGCGGTGGCAGCTTGGGTCTTCTTTCATGTAGGGATCGCGCCGACCGTCGAGGCCATAGAACATCCCATAGAGCCCCGTGTCACGGCAGAACTCGGCCCACCCGGTATAGGACGGCGAGCGGGAGTTTCCGTTGCCAGTCATCTCGTCATTGGGGAAGGTGGGGGCATCGTCATGCGCCTCACTCTTTGCCCAAACGCGCAAATACGCCTCGTCCTTATCTCCCTCGAAACAGGCTTCACCGATTTTGAGTGTGTATCCCATCCCTATTATCCTTTACTCTATGTAGTTATAGGGGGTTAGTCCCAACTGCGCGCTTCTCGATTGGCGAAACTTGCCGCGTAAAAAACGGCAGCGCAGACCAACGTGCGAGCGACCGCCCAATAGGTGTCAGTCACCCAACCTAGCGGGGTCCAAAGCACGAAGTGCCAAGCCAGCCAGAGAGTGAACTGTCCCGCAAGAGCCAAGAGGGACAGGGCTACCCATCCGACCAGAAAGTCGCGAATCCAATCGCCCATCGTCATTCTCCCTTACGCCACGCAGCCAATGCCGCGTGATGGTTAAGCCTGCTCGGCGAAGTCGATGATTTCCGTGGGAACGGCGCGCTTCGCCTGACCGACGATCTGTAACTGCACCTTGACCGTGCGCAGAATCTCGCGGGCCTGCGATGCAATCGCGTCACCTTCGGCTGGCTGGATCGAGCCCTGCTTGATCGCTTGGAGGGTTTCCCACAGCGCGCTCTTGAGCGTGACTGCGGACAGTTTCGGGGATGCTTCGCGTGCCATAATCTCGTTTCCTTTGCAGTGATTTGTTCAAGGTGCCGTTTTGCTGGTAGATTTCATACCGGCTCGCACGGCTGGCGATTTCGCTTTCCACGTCCAGCAGGGCCATAAATGCCTCCGCGAACGGGCCATAATATTTCTCCGCACGATAGCGCCGGTCATAGCCCTGCTTGTACGCCTTATACTCAGGGCGACGGCAGTACTCGACATGCTGCGGCATCCGCCGCTTACGGGCCTCGCGCTCTTTATCGCGGTCCACGTTCTCGGCATAGTATCGCGCCTTTTTGGCTTTCAGTTCGGCTAGATTTCGCTCGCGATATTCTGCGTCGTATGCAGCCTTTGCCGCCCTCTTCTCGCTATCCGAGCGAAACACCCTCTTAGCTGCGCCAGAGCATGTCCGGTCGCAATAGAGCGGCGCGCCCTTCTGTATGGAACGGTTTACGCCACCCGCTTCTTTCAAACTGGTTTCGCCGCAATGCGCGCAGATGACAGCAACCTTACTCACGGCACAAACACCGCAGTCTTGCCATCACAGCCATTGATAGATATCTGGTAAAACACAGCGGCGCTCCTTGCCGTTAGGGGACGGTTCGAGCGGAGTTCCACCAACGCTCACCGTCCCCGACACTACGCCTTAGCGTAGGAATTGCAAGCCGAAGTAAGCCACAATCACGGCCGCAAAAACAATCACCGGAACAGTCCAGGGATCACGCTGTACCTCCATCGGCATCAGAGGAAGCTTTCCCGATACCAGTTCACGATGTTGTCTAGCTGCTGGCGACCAGTCAGCGAGGGGGTCTGCATGTAGTTTCATGTTCATATCCTCTATTGAGCGCTCAATCTGTCGAGCCAAGGTGTTAAGGCGTATCTTGTGGGCTTGCAGGTCGGCATAGAATACATCTGCATCGCGTTGGAGTTCAGGGCTCATCACCACACCCAATCATCCGAACGAGCTAATCCATTACCTCCATATTCCATTGACCATCCTACAGGATCATCAATGGGGATATCCTCTTCGGGTTCATCGTCGTATTCAGGATCGGTCATGGTTCAATTACCTTGTATGCGATGATGTCACCAGCATCGTCGGCATGGTCCCACGTGTAAGCGGCGGAGACAAACTTATCTCCTACCCACTCAATGGGACACTCCGAGCGCTGGTAGGTATGTTCCTCACCGTCGCGGTGGCGGACGTGCACGACAGCACCTGCGGCAACAGGGGGCGCCCCACCACCCCATTCAATCCATCCATCATTATCGGTCATTGTGAACCTCCTGCGAGTAGCTTGGCGCGCTTGGCTTTGGCCCAGTTGCTGCGATATTCACGGCAATGAGGCCGAGCCTTGCGCTCGTTGTCGCACGCGCGGCAATTTCTTCGCCCGCGATAAATATAAGTGTTTGCCTCGCTGTAGGCATGCCCCTTCGGGCAATGGGTGCGCTTACTGCCCCAATGGCGTCCTTTAGCCGCCATATCGGCCATGTTATCCGCATGTGAGCCGACAAAGAGGTGGACAGGGTTGTTGCACGCAGGATTGTCGCAGTGGTGGCAGACCTTCTCGGTCGGCAGAAGATCGCGGCTATTGGCTATCTGCCAGGAAACGCGATTAGCGCGAAAGCGACGCCCCCACATGCTGACAACACCATAGCCGCCATTGCCAGTCGCACCACTCCACACCCAGCACCCGGTTGGGGTTTTCCCGGCCCGTTCCCAGAAACGCTTGGCAAACTCGGGGTCAGAGACAACCTGGCGTGAAACTTTAGACATTGGCCCTTCCCTTAAAATAGGAGGCAATCGCTTCGGCAGCGTGCGGGGTAAGCGTGATGCCATGCTCTTGGGCAATCTGGTGAACGCGCTCTAGATCGGGGTCTATCGGCTTGGGCAGGAGGGCGACGATAGCGCTGGCTTCGTCCTTGGTGTAGTTACCCCACTCGGAAAGCCACCGCGTAAGGGCCACCATCCGCTCTACTAGCTCTTGTGGGATATCTTGGGGCATTTGGCATCTCCGAGAAAGGCGCGGGCGCGAAGGGCGGCGGCGCAGAGGGCGAGGGCTGGCTCACCCAGAACCCAAACGTTTTCGGTTTCGCACCACGCGCCTTCAAACTGATAGCGGACCCATGCCCACGACCGTGTGGGGTTGTGGAGGTTCCCGTCCCGACCCATCCCGCAGTGCCAAGTCGGCTCGACCAGCGTCATCGCGGCGTCTATCGACCCGGTGTAGTTGGGGAGATGCCAGCGCTTCGATACGCCTTCGGGACTGGCCCACATGTCGATCAAGCCACCTGCGTGGGTCGGATTGTCGTACTTCACCCAGCCCAAGCCGCTCGCGATTGTCGCATTCAGTTCCCAATCCTGCGCCGTCGCCTTCTCGCAAAGATCGGCCAATCTGAGTAGTTCATCCTTCATTCTGATTGCTCCGATAGTGGTTCAGAGGGGGTAGGTTGGGCGACGTCTTCGGCCAAGCTGACATCGCTATCGCGGAGGGCGGCGAGCATTTCCTCGAACTCGCGCTGAGCATCGCCCTTGCGCCAGAATTGGTGGTCGCTGAGCAACGGCTTGCCGACGCCGAACGGGTGCTGATAGCCACGTGCGAGGCGGCGGAACTTCTCCAGCGTGACGATGTGAAGCCCGCTCTTGCCGAACGTCGCGCCATCGGGGCTGACAAACTGTCGGGTGAAGAAAACCCGCATCGGGAACCGTCCCGGCTTGAAGGTGTCCACCACGGTAAAGACGGCACTGCCGACAGCATCGGCTACGGGCGCACTGTGATCCTCCGAAACGCTAATGAAGTTGATGCCTGGACGCCAGCTTTCAATGTCCGCATACCCCTCGCCGTCGAAGCCCGAATAGGTCTCGCGCACGAACGGATAGACGATGTTAAAAGTATCGCCCGCGCAAGGAATGAGCGCCCTCGGCTCAGACGGCGTAGCTGGCTGAGAGCGTAGCTCGCCAGCCCGGTCGGTGTTAACCGACGCGCCCTTATCTTGGTCTGTCATTTATACTTCCTCTAGCTTAGAGAGGGCGGAAGAGAGTGCCGCTTCTGCCAGTTTGTAGCAGTTCTCAATTTGCTGATCGCCAGCGTCTTCATCATACCTTGTGCGCCCGTTGAGTTCGTCCAACGCCCACTGCAAAGACTCTACAAGCGCTTCATGGTTATTCACTGCCTTGACGATGAAGCGGGCGTTAGCGACCTTTTCATCCCGGCTGCGGTCCCAGTGCATGATGTGCTTGCCGTTATCGGTGCCGCAGACATGCAGCCATGGAAGACTGTCGTATGGTGGCCCGGCCATTTGCCACGGAACAGGCGTATGCCCACCCACTAAGGTATCTACAGGGGGTTTCATGCTGGTCATTGTCCGGTTGCCTTTGCGATTGCCGCTTTGACTGCTTCGCGATCCAGCCAGATCACCAGCCCAAGCTTATCGGTGCCGTTCGGCGTAATCGGGCGCTGCGTGCCGAAAGTGATGTGGGTTCCGGACTTTGCCGTGTAGCGGAGATCGGTGGCGCACTGGTCGAGGTTCTGAAACTCGACATTGTCGTCACCGATAGCGAGGATGAGTTCGGACATTTTCATAGCGCGGGCTCCGTTGCTACGGAAAGAGCGCGCTTGATAGCCGCATAAACCCGAGTAGTCGCGGCGGTATCGATATCAAGGTCGCGGTCGATCTCGGCGAAAATCCGCTGCGCCGTATCTGCCTCAACCTCCAAACGATGCTCCACAACCGGCTTCATGGTAACGACGCTGTCGTCGTATTTGCCCTCAAGGAAGCCGGAAGAGCGGTCGAACCGGGTGCACCAACGGCGATCCGCCTGGGTCACTTTTTTGCGCGAAGGATCGAACGCCAATGTATGTTTCACGTCACCCATCTCATCACTCCCATCAAAACTAAAGCTCATACTCGCCTCGTGTCGCACTCACGGGGCAAGCTGAACTTAGGCAGCGAGTTCCTGCTTGGCGTAGGCTACCGCATTGGTGATGGTATCGACGTGATCGGGGAATGCCAGTTTAGCCTGCTTCACGCCCCTGCGCAGGGCAAACATAATGGCCTCCGCACCAACTTCATCACCATGCTCGGCATGAGAATTGGCGCACTCAACAATCCAGCGATAAAGCTTGCTCATCATCAATCTCCCTTCGGCCTAAATGCCGATAGCCCTTGATAGGTGCATGAAAACAGGATGTCAATCGCGCTTGGCAAATAAATGCTATTTGACGCGCACTTTATGCCGTGCTAGCCATTCCGCCATGGACAACATGCACCTAGCCTTCAGGCGCGCAATTGAGGCTGCTGGCGGTATTCCCGCCATGGCGCGCATCGTGGACCGGACACCGGCCAACCTTTACTCTCTGGTAAGTCGAGAGAGGCCTTGCCCGCCTGGGCTTGTGCTGAAGGCTGAGAAGGGGTCGGGCGTTTCTCGCCACGAACTGCGCCCAGACATCTACCCGGTAGAAGGCTGATGACCGCCCCCATCATCGCCATAATCTGGATATCCCTTTGTATTGTGATGGTGGCTGCACACCATGTCTTTGTGACTAATAGGAATCGTTGGAATGGAGAGGATCGAGACGATGACTGAAAAATACGATGTCCGCGACATTATCGCGATCTGCCGGATTCCGCCCGAGGCATTGCCAAGGTTCATCGCTGAACTCCCGGAGATTCTAGATGCCGTTCGCCCGTTGGTTTTGGCTTACGACGCCGCTGGCGCACCGCCGCAAGCATACGCAACTCTCATCAAGGCTCTTACTTGGCTCGATGACGACAAGCAAACCGCTAGCGTGCGGATGAGCGTGGTTTACGATGATGGAAAGGTCGCGGGTGATGTCGAAGCGAATTGGAAGTTCGGCAAATGATCGTTCGTGCCGTAGCTGCGCCGCAGGGCCTCCTCTTGCCTGTTGAAATCCTACCTCCAAACGGATCCCGGATGGTACAGTCTCTAGAGGACTGGAATAGGATGGTGAGGCGATTCCATAAGGGGAAGGTGTGATGAAGCCAATGAGCCCTGAACTTAAAGAGGCTATCGAGCAGGCTCAGGCCTATCTCGCTGCTGGCGGTAAAATATACCAGAGCGGTTACGGCAGGTATGGGGACCCTCCCCTCTCGGTTGACAAAGGAGAACTCCTGCTCACGACCGAACACATCTCCGCCTACATCGATAGCAGATTAGCTGCTCGTAAGCTGCTTAGACCTGATAGACAGGCTTATGCTAGAAAAGGTGTAGAGACGAAGAGGAAGAATACTTCGGCGATACCCTGCGGGTCCGCGCTTTCATAAACGAAGCTGCCTACGGCATCTTCGCCCTTCGGGTTTCAATCGCTATCGCTAGAGGAAACAACTATGCGGCGCAATAAGTACGGTGCGAAGAAAGAGCCCTGCGCGCACGGCCATATCCACGATAGCAAGCGAGAGGCCAAGCGCTGTAACGAACTCCACATTCTGGAAGCTGCTGGCAAGATCGCCATGCTCAGGAGCCAGCATCAATTCTGGTTCGTGATCGACGGCAAGCAGCTCAAGCACAAGAACGGACGGCGGGCGGGTTTCAAGGTTGATTTCTTCTACTGCGAATTGCCGAGCCTGAACGATGTAGCTGAGGACGCGAAGGGATTCACCGTGCGCGATTATCCGCTGCGCTCCTGCCTCTTCCGCCACCTGTTTCCAATGATTGAATTGAGGGAAGTATGAACCCCCTAATCTCAGAGATTAAAGAGGCTGTCAGAGAATATTACGGGCTTACCGAGGAGCAGTTTCTAAACCCCTCGTCCGCCCGTCGATATTCCGGCCCCCGTCAAGTCGCCATGTGGTTCGCCTCGTGGATGACCGATAAGAGTTACCCACAGATTGGCAAGGCGTTCGGACGCGATCACACTACCGTAATTCATGCACGTAAGGCGGTAGAGGCAAGGCGATCCGGGCTGGTGGACGATATTCGCGCTATCAAGGCCCTGATCGAGCGGGCTGTGGAAAGGCGGGATATCTACCGAGCGCCTATTGCGTCAATCGGGATCGAAGCCTAAAAGATTTGAGCCGGATCGCGATGGGATGCGACCCGGCTCTGAAACAACCGCGAGAGGAATTCGCGATGAATGCTTTTACTGCCATAGAGCCGTCCGTGCAACCCTTTGCTGTGCTGATAAAGCGCGCGGTTGTGACATTGATCGATGCGGCGGATGATCCTTTAGACCGTGAACACCGAATCCAGGTTGCGCTGGAGGAAGGTGCAATCAGCTATGCCGAGGCCTACGCCTTGCGCTGCGGTGACGATCTGTGACGCTGGAACTCACGAACCCCGAGAGCGAATACGCGCTGATTTCAAAGCTGCTGTTCGATCCCAAGGCAATTGACATTGTTGCCGACATCCTGCGCGAAGAGCATTTTTCGGAATTGTTCTATGGCCGGATATTCTCAGTTATCGTCACAGAGCATGGCAGAGGGTCATCCCTCAACCCGCTCACCTTGCGCCCGCATATCGAGAATGACGCTGCCTATGTGAGCGCAGGCGGGACAACATTCCTCGCGGGGCTTACGAACGTGATGGCCCACATGGTCCCCCCTAAGGCCACCGCAAAGCAGCTTATCGACTTGGCGAAGCGGCGCGCGTTGGTTTTAGGCCTGCGGGAGAGCATCGCCCTTGGCACCGATATAAACGAATCCATGGAGGGTGTGCTAGACATCGCGGAAAGCGCTATCGTGTCTGCGTCATCCGTTGGCGATAGCGTGAACCAGCCGAGCGGCGAAGAGGCGATGCTTGCCCTGATTAAGGCGGCTGAGAGCCCGAAGCGTTCAATCCGCTCTCGCTCGCTTCCAGCCATTGACGAGTTGCTAGGCGGCATGCGCCCCAAGCAGCTTGTTATAGGCGGTGGAAGGCCCGGCATGGGCAAGACAGCCGGAGCCCTGTCCTATGCCCTAGGAGCCGCCCAGAACGGCCACGGCGTGCTATTCGTCAGCCTTGAAATGGGCTCTACCGAATTGGCGGCTCGTATGGCGGCAGATATGTCGTTCAACGGACAGTCGGGCGTTGCCTATGCCGATATCAATTCGGACAACCCTTCTTCGAGAGCGATCCGCGCAATGAGCGATGCTGCCTCACGCTTGCGAGATATGCCGTTCCACCTGATCGACGCGGGAAGCCTGTCTATCGGGCGGCTGGAGTTGCTTGTCAGGCGCTACAAGCGGCGGTTCGCTGCGAAGGGTGGTTCTCTGGATTTGATCGTCGTGGACTACCTCCAGCTTCTTCGCTGCGAGGACCGTAACCGTTCAGGCTACGAGACGGTATCCGAGGTCAGTCGTCGATTGAAGGGCATGGCTAAGGATTATGATGTAGCGGTGTTTGCGCTCGCCCAGCTTAGCCGGGAAGTCGAGAAGCGGGCGGACAAGAAGCCCATCCTTTCGGACTTGCGGGAGAGTGGGCAGATCGAGCAGGATGCCGACGCCGTGCTGTTCTTCTATCGCCATGAATATTACGTCCGCCAGGATGGAGCCCTTTCCCAATCGGAGAGGGAGGCGGCTATCCGCCAGTGCGAAGGCGCTATCGACTTCATCTGCGCCAAGCGCCGCAACGGCATCACCGGAAGCACCGTAGGCGATTTCAACGGTGCATATCAGGCGGTGCGCGGATGACCGTCATAGCAACCGCATTAAAGCATTTGCTCGCCGCTGGCGTAACGGGTGACGCTTTGGTGACGGCAATCTCTGAACTTGAAGCCGCCGCGATGGAGGATGCTAAGTACGCTCCACGCCCCCGCTCCAAGGGTGCTGAACGCCAAGCCCGTTACCGGGATAAGGAGCGTCACAAAGCGTCACAAAGCGTCACTAGTGACGGAAGTGACGTTTCCTCCCCTCCCCCCAATGATATATATTCTAACCCCCCTCCTACCGCTAAAGCGGTTAGCCCGACGCTGGCAGAGCGAGTTGTTGAGGCTTGGAACGCTGGACCGAAAGCGAAAGGGGCAACCGGAGCGGTAGCCTTGGACGCCAACCGGAGGAAGATGCTGTCGGTGAGGGTCCGAGAACACGGCGAGCAAGCAATCTTCGACGCTATCCGAAACGTTGCGGCTAGTCCGTTCCACTGCGGCACAAACGACCGCAACTGGAAAGCAAATCTTGGCTGGCTGCTGAAAAGCCCCGAGAATTTCCTGAAAGCGTTGGAGATGACCCCGATAATCCGGCCCGGAGGCGTTGGCGATTTGCTCACCCAAGCAGCATCCTACGGCAGAGAAAACAGGCAAGCAATTCAATGATTTCAGACACCTACAGAGAGATACCCCCCTCTAACAAATACCCAGGAATGACAGAGCTAACCCGCCAAGGCAGAACGTATCAATGCTTAGGGGTCGGAGAGCATATCAAGCAGGCTCTGAGAGAGCGGGCGGACGAGAAATAAATGCGATTTAGCGCTTGACGGGTTAGAACCGTTGGCCCATAAGCAAGTCACAGGGCCGCAGCGGCTCGCCTCTTTCCGGGAGATTCTCCGATGGCCGTTTCCTTCCCCCCCACCCTATCCAACAATCCTATGCTTAAGGGCTCGCCAGCCGCGCCTAAGCAGCGCTTCGGGGACGGTGGCCGTTATGCCGTCTGGCCGATCCATACGCGCTTTGACGCCGTGGAATGGTTCGTTGCCGATGCTGAGCATCCGTTCTCGGATATGAACCATGCGGAGGTTATCCGCCAAGCTGAAACGCTTGAACTCGCGATGAAGGGGCTGGGGGATGACAGCCCTCCACCGCTCGCCGAACTGGCCCATGTTAGCGGCGTCTACGGATGGCATCCGGGAGACGACGCATGATTATGGCGGTGGAATGCCCGAATTGCTACGGCCTCGGCAAGCAACACTCCCACGGCTGCAATGGCGACCCTGATGACGATGGAGTCGATTGCGAGCGCTGCAATGGCGCTGGCGTGATCGATGTCGATTGCGAGACTGGCGATGAGATCGAGGATGAGGAATGAATACCCGAAACGCCCGCCAGTCCCTCGGCTTGAGCATAGCAGAGTTTGCAGCGCTACACCGCGTAGCCCCACAGACCGCTCGCCGCTGGGAGATGCCAGAAACGGCAACCAGCCATCGCAAGCCCGGCGGTTCGGCAATCGCCCTGACTGAACGGCTACTCGCTGAACACGCAAAGCAATGAGGCCAGCACCGCACTAACGGTCTGGCCTCTCACCGAAGGATGATTTCGATGCACGATGATGATAGCGGCGCACGCCAGCCTGCCGCAAGCCTTCTGCTTATTCGAGGGCTCCCTGGTAGCGGTAAGTCCACCATCGCCAAGACGATGCCACATCGTCGCCACGTTGAAGCGGACATGTATCACTACAATGCATCTGGAGAATATGCCTTTGACCGGGACAGGGTTCCCGACGCTCATGCATGGTGCCAATCTGAAACGCTTCGCTTGCTCCGCGCTGGTTATGAGGTTGTTGTGTGCAACACTTTCACGACTGCTAAGGAAATGATGCCGTATTTCGAAATGGGTTTCGCGGTTTCCGTCCTTACTGCGAAAGGGCAGTGGGAGAGCATCCATAACGTTCCGCATGATGTCATCTACGCGATGCGCGAGCGCTGGCAACCGATTGAGATGTTGGACTATCTCTGACCCCGAAAGGACACCTCCAATGCACAACCCTGATAGCACTGACACCGCTGAGAGCGCAACGCCGGTCGGGATGGTAGAGCGTGTGGCTAGGGCGATTGAAGTGGCCGCGCGGAAAAGCGTTCCGTGGCCGGATGACGAGCAGCATCAAGGCGAGGATGAAAACGGAGAAGACATCTTTCGCGCCTCGACATTGGAGGAATTTGTTGACCGAACCTACCTCCACGGAGAGGGGATGGCCGATGTGTTCAGGGTTGCCTCTGAGGAAGGCGCACAAGCCGCAATCGAAGCAACTGGCGTAGTCGAGTTGCGGGAAGCGTTGGAGGATTTGCTTTCATGGTTTCCTGAAAAGCCGTCAGACCCTGAGTGGCGTATAAAGGGCGGCGGCTTGGGCGCAGATGATGCAATCAACCATGCCCGCCAAGCCCTAACCCAAGGTGAAACCCCATGACAGGCCAAGCATGGCAACCGATAGAGACTGCGCCTAAGGATGGGACCGAGATTTTGGCGTATGACGAGATGGTCCTCCGCGTAAGCTGGCAGGACGAGTGGCTGAGTGATGATTATGCGTGGCATCTCGGCACATGCCTGATGTTCGGAAACTCTGAAACCAAGTGCTCGCCCACCCACTGGATGCCCCTTCCTGCCCCACCGGAGATAACCCCATGACAAAGCTAGAGGAAGTAGCGCGGGCATTAGCGTGCGACGGTCAGCAAGACCAGTGGGAGGCTCTTACCTTGGTAGAGCGCAGCAATGCCAGGGCTGATGCGTATCGGGTGATAGAAGCACTACGCAATCCCACAGAGGAGATAGTAGAGGCTGGATTTGATAACGATGAGCTTGGTATTATCTGGACTGCGGCGATAACGCCCGATGACCGCAAGGAAATCTGGCAAGCCATGATAGATTCTATCCTCTCTGAGGGTGAGAAATAACGGTTGTCTAACTGTTAGACTTGCGTTAGACAGTCTGAATGGAAAAGCCAAAATGCAAACTGTGTGGTGAGCGACATTGGTCGCGTGAGCCATGCGATGCCCTTGGGGGCTCGGGGAAGCGAAAGCGTGGGGAAGTCTTGGTGACGGCCAATGATGTGAAGCCGCCAGTAGTTAGCCCGACTACGCCGGAAAGCGCGCCGGTAAGTGGTGGTGCAACTCCGCCAGCCCCTACCAAGTTCGATAAGGTCGCTTACCAGCGGGAATATATGCGCCAAAGGCGCGCTAAGGCGAGGGCCGCAAAGCCATGAACGTTTATATTATCGCCTCTGAGGGCGGCATGTGTAAAGTTGGTAAGGCGAACGACCCTTCGGCCCGCATGGCTGCTCTTGCTACGGGTCATCCGTATAAGCTGATGCTCGCCCACGTCTTCCCGACCACGAGCGATACTGAGGCTTACGCTGTTGAGCAGCGTGCGCATTCGGTGCTGGCTTCCAAGCGGATGAGCGGCGAATGGTTTAATGTCACGATTGAAGAGGCGATTGCCGCCGTCGATCCTACCTATAGCCCGCCAGAGGATTGGGACCGTTGGAACAGGCACCGCCTAGCCTCTGCCAGCCGCGAGGTGGCTAATGTGCTTGCGTGCATGGCCGATCAGAGCGCCGAGGAAATGTTTCACGCTGTACGCATAAGGAAAATCGGCAAGGATTTGGCCCGTATTGCTGATGGGTTGATTGCGGTTGGTAGCGATGATGACGACATTTGATCAACGCCTAGCCGGAAACGACAAGCCATTAGCAGCAGAGGTCAGGCGCATGGCAGAGGAGGGGTTGAAGTGACGCCAGATACATACCCAGCACTCCCCACCGGCACCGAATGGCCGCTACACATGATCGGAGACGCACCGATCAAGGTCATGATGCGTGAGACATACGCCCGCATAGCTAACGCAACAGCCGGGGATCGCGCGCTAGCCGCTGAAAGAATCCAGGCGCTCGAATGGTGCAGGGCCAACGGAAACCCGCATCTAGAGACAGTAGAGGGAGGAATGTCGTGAACAATCTGTTCGACGCAGAGACATTTGCTCTTGAAGTTCGCGTGGCTATGGCCAGGGCGAACGTTTCCCTGCGCCAACTCCAGGACATAGTTGGCGTGGATCAAGCCAGCATCCACCGCGTCGCGAAGAAACAGCTACCCCCGAACGTGGAGAATTATCTGAGGCTGAGACAGTGGCTTGGTAGCCTAGACACCCCCTCTAACCCATGATATCTAGGAATAGCTGCGGCGGCGTGGATGGACACGCGGTGGTGAGTAGCGAGGGAACGAATTAGCGGATGCTTGAAACGATGAGCATTTGGCGGCTGGCTGGGCCCCAGTAAAGCCCCTCAGCCGGTATCAAGCCCGGCCCGCAGCAACGAGTTTCCCGAGAGGGAGTAAAGGCGTGGGTTTCGGTTGGGTGCCCCAAAGTGCCGGTTCACCCCGGCAGACCTGTTACGGCAGGGTGGTCTATCCGCAAGGACGACAAACCGATGACAGCCTGAAAGAAGGTGCTGGCGGTACGTAACGCTAGTTAGGGATGGTGGCTAAGGATTGGGCGTTCCCGGTCGATTGTCGCGCGATCCCAACCAAACGGAGAATGAGCATGGAAGACGTAACCGCCATTCGCAAGATTCCAGATCAGTTCTGGATTTACGTGGAGCGCTCGATTCAGGCGGATGGCCTGTTCGCGGACATGATCGCACAGCAGCAGGCGAAGGCAAGGATTCGCAAGCGTGTTGCTCGCAAGGCGGTGGTGCGCAATCCGGGTCTGTACTCCGTTAGCTGGATAGCCTTGGCTCTCGGGCTGGGCGACGGCGGGAGCGCGTTCTAATGCCTTGGCCCCTAATCCTCCTCCTCGCCAGTCTAATCCTGGCAATCCTCGCAGCCCTTCAAATCCCCAGCAATCGAATAGGACTATTCCCTGCTTCATTTGCATGTTTTATCGGTTATATGATAATCACCCATGAAATGGTGGGCTGATCCACTGTAGAGCATTGTAGAAATGGCAAGAGGCAAGAAGACTGGAGGCCGTGTAGCTGGCACGCCGAACAAGGCAACGGCCTCGATCAAGGCGGCGATGCTCTCAGTGTACGAGGGCTTGCAGGCCAAGCACGAAAATCCTCACGGGCACTTCCTCGAATGGGCGGAATCGAACCCCACCGAGTTTTACAAGCTCGCGAGCAAACTTCTCCCTCTTCAGGTTACAGGAGAGGATGGCGAGGCGATTAAGCACGAACACTCGCTAGACCTGACTAAGCTATCCCCCGAGACATTGCGCGAACTCGCTGCGCAGGGATGATCCGCCTAACCTCCGATCACGCCCAAGCCGCTCGTGTTGAGTTAGCCCGTCGCTTTACCGCCGACTTCGCCTGCATGGTGGATATCCCAACCGTTCCCGTTAGTGATGACGAAGACGAGGAGCGTTACTCCACCCTGAAGCTTCAGCGCATGGCCTCGCATCACAAGCTGCTCTGCGATGCGCTCGACGGCATCGAGGACGGGACAATCCCGAACCTCATGGTCCTGATGCCCCCCGGCTCTGCCAAATCGACCTATGTTGATGTGGTGTTCGTTCCCCGCTTCATGGCGCTAAAGCCAAGGCGGCACGTCATCCTTGCTAGCTATGCTAGTAACATCGCTGCCAAGCAGGGACGCAGGGCAAGGCAGCTTATTAAGTCGCCCTCATTCTATGCCGCGATGGGCCGAACTCTCGCACCCGACAAGACAGCGGCAGATGAATGGATGCTCGACAATGGCAGCGAGTATATGGCTGGAGGCATCCTCTCCGGCCTCACCGGCAACCGCGCTGCCCTAGGCGTCTTGGACGATCCCATTCGAGGCCGTGAGGCAGCAGAGAGCGAGACGATCCGCGAAAAGACGTGGGAAGCGTATCAGGACGACTTCTGCTCGCGCCTCATTCCTGGTGCGCCTCAGATCATGATCCTCACCCGCTGGCACGCTGACGACGTTGCTGGTAGGATTCTGCCTGAGGAGTGGGACGGCGAAAGCGGATGGTTCAACGGCAGAGACGGGCGTAAGTGGTATGTCATCTGCCTGCCTGCGATTGCCGACCGCGTTGACGATCCGCTGGGTCGAAAGATCGGCGAGACGCTTTGGCCTGAGTGGTTCAGCCATGAGCATTGGGCGCCGTTCCAGATCAACAGCCGCACATGGTCGAGCCTGTATCAGCAGAAGCCATCGCCAGACGAAGGCACGTTCCTCAAGGCTGAGTGGTTCGACCGTTACGCAGATCGACCGCCGACGATGCATTACTACCTGACGAGCGACCACGCGCCGAAAGGTGGAATCAATAGCGATTGGAATGTGTTCAACATCTGGGGCATCGACCACAACCACCATCTCTGGCTTGTCGATGAATACCGGATGCAGGGCACGTTCGACAAGGCTGTCGGCATTGAGCATGATGAGCAGGGCAACGTGACGCTGGCATCTGAAGGCGCGCTGCCGATGATTAAGCGCTGGAAGCCGCTCTGCTGGTTCCCTGAGGACGACGCAACGTGGAAGGCCAGTGCTGGCTTCATCCAGGCGGCAATGCGCCGGACAGGCGCTGTGTGCAGGGTAGAGCCCTTAAGCGCGGCTGGCGGGGATAAACCGACGAAGGCACAGCCGTTCCAAGCCAAGGCCGCAATGGGCGAGGTGCATCTGCCTAGAGGTCCTGTCGGGGATGCCGTCCTGACGGAGTACAAGCAATTCCCGGCTGGCAAGCACGATGACCGTGTTGACGCAGCAGCGAACATCGGGCGGGCGCTGGCTGATATGCATCCGGGGATTGTGAAGGCCGCTAAGGTCGATCCTAACCCGAGGGCTGGGGACTATCGCCCTAAGCCTCAACAACAGCCAACAGCGTGGGGTTGATAGCTGCCTCTGCATCGGGTATCAGGATACCCGTTAGCTCTAGCCGAAATGGGGGTGATTAAGTCCACCGATGCTGATTACCCAAACCTTTGAGGACTTTGAAACCACGCTTGCAGATGCTGCGCAGGCGGACAGCGTGAAGATCACTCCGCTACAGACCGGCGAAATCCATCTCAAGTTCGAGCGCGGCGAGGCCTCATGCGAGCGCATCGTTACCGACGAAGAGATGGATCAGCCGTGGGAGAATATCGCGCTGGAAGCCAAGGCCGCGCTAGATGCTTGAATACGGTGTTGCAGGCATTCCGATCAGCGGTGAGGCGGACACGCTTCCTGAGGAACAGAAGATCGAATGGCCTAGCATTGAGCAGCGCCGACGCCGCTTCGATGAGGCCCGCACCTCCCTTCTTCCATCGCAGACCGAGGCTATCAAGGCGCGTCGGTACTTCGACGGCCCCGGCCAGCTTGACAGCGAAGTGCGGAGATTGCTCAGCGCTCGCGGCCAGCCTCCGATCTATACCAACCGCATCCGACCCGCTGTAAACGGCGTACTAGGCGTGCTGGAGGGCTCCCGCACCGATCCCCGCGCTTATCCCCGCAATCCTGATGATGAGCAGTCGGCGGACATCGCCACGAAGGCGCTTCGGTTCATTGCAGACCAAACCCGCTTCGGGGATGTAAAGCAGGACGTTGCCGATAACTTCTTGGTGGAAGGCACGGGCGCAGTCATTGTCGAGATGGACGAGCAGAAGATTGTCCCTACACAGATCAGGTACGAGGAGTTCTACTGCGACCCCTACTCGCGCCGCGCCGACTTCCTCGATGCGACGTACATGGGAATCGCGCGTTGGACTGACGCCGAGCAGATCAAGACGAAGTATCACATTCGCATTAATGAGATTGGCGACCCAATGCGCCCTCTCGATGCTGGCGGCATCGGCGAGATGTATCAGGACCGGCCGGAGGGCATGGGCTGGATCGACATCCGCCGCCGCCGTGTCATGCTGGTTGAGGAGTACGCGCTAGAGCGAGGTGTCTGGCATCGCACCGTTTACATCGCGGCTGGCATTCTGGAGCATGGCCCATCGCCCTACATGGAGTATGTCGAGGGCGGCGGACAAAGGCCGTGCAATCCTATTGTGGCGCAGTCCTGCTATGTGAACCGTGAGAACGGGCGCTATGGCATGGTGCTGGATATGATGCCGATCCAGGATGAGATTAACGCCAGCAGATCGCGCTCGCTGCACCTCATGAACATGTCACAGATTCAGTGCGTCGATCCGTCCTCGCCGCCCGTCTCCGCAGATGAAGTTCGTGTAGAAGCGTCGAAGGCAGACGGTGTTATCCCGATGGGATGGCAGAAGATTGACAACTCCGAGATGACGCAAGCGAACATGGTTCGCATGCAGGAAGCTAAGTCGGAGATTGAGCGCATGGGCCCAACGCCCGCGATCATCGGGCGGAATGTCTCCGAGAGCGCATCGGGCCGGTCGAAGCAGGTAAGCCAGCAGGCGGGAATGACCGAGTTGGCACGTCCCCTTGGTCGCCTGAGTTCGTGGGAATACCGCTGCTATGCGCAGATGTGGTTCCGCGCCAAGCAGTTTTGGACCGACCAGAAGTTTATACGTGTGACTGACGAGACCCGCGCGCCTGAGTTCTTAAAGGTAAACGAGCCAGTCACGATCAATCAGGCCCTAGCGGCTGCGATGCAGGGCGATCAGGAGGCTATTGCGGCCCTTGGGCAGGTTATCCCCCCGGAGGCGCTTCAAGCGGCTGCGCAGGGCGATGAGATGGCTGTGATGATGATACAGCAGTTTGCCATGACAAACGGCCAACAGCCGGTGATGGTCAAGAATCGTCTGGCAGAGATTGATGTCGATATCATTCTCGACACCGTGCCCGATACGGCCAACCTCCAGGAGGAGGTATTCAATACGATCATCGACCTGTACAAGAGCGGGATCGACCCATTCTCGCCTCAGGGCGAGTTCGTTATCGAGATGGCACCGCTCCAGGACAAGACCCGCATTATCGAGCGCCTTAAGAAGGCCCGCGAAGAGGGTATGCAGCAGCAGGCCGAACAAGCCGCCAAAGTCGCGCAGATGGAGGAAGAGGCTCGCCAATTGGCAATGCAGCAAGCGCAGGTGGACATCGCCAAGACCGCCAGCGAAGTGGAGTACAACGCGGCCCGCACCGAGAACACGCAGGCGGACACGATGCGGACCATGTTTGAGCCCTTGCAACAGCCTAACCAAACGGGTAATGAATAGGCGCGGGTATTTGAATACCCGTCAACGACCTGCCGCCGAGGGTAAAGGGCGATTCGCGTTGCTAGACGCGTCGAATAACTAGCTAGGCCGCCGCTACACGGGCGCTGCGTAAAGTCCCCGACGAAACAGGGGAGAGAGGTGAAGGAATGGCGGACTTTCTGGAATCGGTTCTAAGCAGTGAAGAGCCTCCCGCGATGGAGGAGCCAATTGCCCCCGAAATCCAGCAACCGGCAGAACCTGCGCCAGCGGAGCAACCCGCTCCATTGGCCCCGGAACCGCCGCAAGAGCCCGCCCCAGTTGAACCAGCCGCACCGCAGCAGGGGTTTGTCCCCATCGCTGCGATGCTGGATGAGCGAGACCGGCGAAAAGCGCTAGAGGCGCAGATTGCTCATTATCAGGCTCAGCCGCAGCAGGTTCAGCAGGCCCCCGACCCTCTTGACGACCCTGAGGGCTTCCAGGCTTATCTCAACGGGCATCTGACGCAGGCTCTAACCCAGCAGCGTTTCGATATGAGCTCGGAGATGGCGCGGCAGACTCACGGTGAGGCGGTTGTTACTGCTGCTGCTGATTGGGCAGCGCAGAGGGCGGCAAGCGATCCGGTGTTTCGTGCATCGTGGCAGCAAACCCTCCAGAACAATTCCCACCCCCTCAATTGGGTTGTCCAGCAGCATAAGCGCGATGCGCTGCTGTCTGAGGCAGGCGACGTGTCCTCGCTTGAGGATTTGGTGAAAGCCCACGCCGAACGTTTTGGATATGTTTCGCAGAGCGCTTCCGTAGCGGCAGCGCCGGTAATGCCCATAGCTGCCGTGCAACCGGCCCCACGCCCAGTTGCGCCGCCGAGAAGCATCGCGTCGGAGGCTCCTGTCTCCGCCCCTGAGGTTATCGACAGCAAGGCTGCGTTTGAGGCTATCTTTAATCAAAGGTAGGCCATCATGGCAGAAGTCGTTCTCGCTACCGCGCTGCAAAAGCAGACGTGGTCCACGCAGGTTACTCGCGAGTATGTCCGCGAATCCGGCCTCCTCCCTTACATGGGGACGGAGGAAACTTCGATTATCCGCATCCGCAACGAACTGAAGAACGAAGCGGGCGATACCATCAACTTCCCGCTGGTGCAGCGCGTCAAGGGTCGCGGCGTTCGCGGCTCGGAAGTCCTCAAGGGCAATGAGACCGATCTGGGTCTGGCGAACACCGCAGTTACGGTGAACTGGATTCGTCAGGGCGTTAAGGTTCCCAAGTCCACCTCGTTCCGTACCGCAATCGACATCTGGGCACTGGTCCGCCCCGGTCTTCGTTCGTGGTCGGCAGAACTGCTGCGCGATGACGTGCTGCTGGCGTTCAACTCGGTTGTGGTACCGGGCACCATCGACGCACAGGGCCTTCCAGGCACCGATGCGACGGTGAATTACCTCCAGTCCACTGCGGGCCAGCGCAATACCTATCTGGTCAACAACAGCGACCGCATCGTGTTCGGTAATGCGCGTTCGAACATCGCTTCTGGTGTGTGGGCAACCGCTCTGGGCAACGTCACGGTGGCCTCGGGCCGTTCGTCGGCTGCGCATATCCGGCTGCTCAAGTCGATTGCCAAGACGGCGGGCCAGACGGCACCGGCAGGCGGCTCGGTTTCGGGCTTCACGACCAATATCCGCCCTTACCGCTCGGATATGACGGCGGGCCGCGAATGGTTCGTGTACTTCGTCGGTAGCCGTGAGTTCGGCGAACTGTCGCAGGACGCTACCATTGTGGCGGCGAATACTAATGCCCGCGCCCGCGAAGGCGACGGCATGGAGCGCAACCCGCTCTTCCAGGACGGCGATCTGATGTATCTGGGTGTCCTCATCCGTGAGGTTCCCGAGATCGACAACATGATCCTGGTTGCGGCTGGCGGCTCTTCGGCTGACGTTGCACCGGGCTTCTTCTGCGGCCAGTCGGCGGTAGCGGTTGCCTACGGCATGGTGCCTCGCGTTGTCGAGGACCGTCTGGAGGATTACGAGTTCCGCCCCGGCATGGCTATCGAGGAGCTTCGCGGCACCAAGAAGACCAGCTTTGGCGGCGTCATGTACGGCATGGTGCTGTCCATGGTTGCTGTTCCCGCTCAGGCATAAGGAAAGACTAAATGGCGACTTTCAACAGCGTGGAACTGACGCCTCCGGTTACGCCCATGGCGGGCGTTGGCCTTGGCGGTCAGATTCTCCACAGCGCAAGCGGTTCCTACACGATTACGGCGGCGCTGGTTCTGGCCGATGTGATTAACCTGTTCACCCTCCCGCCTAACTCGCGGGTCGTGGGCGGGTTTATCAAGTCGGATGATCTGGACACTGGCGGCACTGGCCTGCGTATCGACGTTGGCGATGCGGGCGACACCGACCGCTACCTGACAGGCACTGCCGCGACTCCCGGCCCTGTGGCTGGCGTGTCGAACGATATCGCAGCAACGGGCATCAGCTACCTCAACACGGCGAAAACCACTGTGTTTGCGACCGTGGCGACCGGCCCGACGACTGGTGCGACCACCGGCACTTTCACTGTGCGTCTGTTTTACACGGTCGAAGAGCCCCGTCTTTCGTAAGGAGTAGCCGCAATGGCAAGCAAGACGTTTACGGCAACGTGGCTGGGGGACGAAGACCCCCTCCAGCAGATTATCACCGAGGGCGGCGTTCGCTTCATCAAGGGGGAGCCTACCAAGGTTCCCCACGATCTGGAGTTCAACGGCATCAAGTGGGCTAGCCAGATCAAGGGCAATCCCATGTTCGCAATCGATGAGAAGGCGGACGTAATAGAGAGTGACGAAGACGAGCAGCCGGAAGAGGAAGGGACGGAACGCGCTGCGCTTCGTGCTGAACTCAACAAGCGGGGCATCAAGTACGGCCCTAACTCCGGCATTGCGACCCTCCGCGACAAGCTCTCGGCGGCTGTCTCGGAAGAGGACAAGTAATGGCGACATGTTCCGCTCTCATCAATCGTGCCCTGCGTAAATTGGGCGTGCTTGGTGCTGGGCGGGACGCTCGCACTAACGACGCACAGGACGCGCTCGATGTACTCCGTGGGCTTTACACCGCATGGATTGCCTCGGGCGCGTTCGGGCGTCTCTCAGACGTGGTGGTTGAGGGTGACTTCACGGCTGGCGAGAACCAACGGATTGTGCGCCCTATCGGCGTAACGGCAGAAATCACTCTGCCAGACTTCGTCCCGATGTATTCGGACCCGCTTCCGTATAATCTGGAGCGTGACCAGTACGCAGGACAATACGAGAATGTGGAGGGGAACAACCGCCCTCCGAAAGATGGTTCCGTTGTGGTCATTGCCGACCAGGAAACGGGGACTATCGTCAACTGGATTTATGACGGCACTATCAAACTGTGGCGCTCGATTGACGAGCTGACGCTAATTGATGCCGCGCCGCTTTCGATGGCCGATCCCGATGGACTGGCTGCGGCCTTGGCGATTGAATGCGCCGATCAATTCGGAAAGGAGCCCACGGCCATGACGGTTAGGGCATCGTTCCGCTTCATCACTTCACTGACTAGCCGGTTTTCGATGCCGCGCACGGTCGCAGTCGGGACATATTGCTGATGACTTTTCCCATCTTCGTGGATGACTCGACCAATGCGCGGGCCGTCTATAATATCGATCCTGCGACGGGCCAGCCGGTAGGTTCTGGCGGAAATTCCATGACCGTCCAAGGCGCGGGGGCAAGCGCGGCTCCAACAACCGGCAACCCGGTGCTTGTAGCTGGCTCTGACGGGACCAATACGCGGACGCTGGCAACGAGTGCGTCCGGCGTACTGCAAGTGGTCGGCAACAGTTCGGCTGGACTCCAAGTCGCGGGTGGCGCGGCTCATGATGCGGTTGACACCGGCAACCCGGTTAAAATCGGCGGCTTTGCCAGCAGCACGGCACCGGCAGCGGTTTCGGCAGATGGGGACCGGGTAAACGCTGCATATTCGCTCAAAGGCTTTGCCTACACCACCGATAAGGGCGGTGAGAGCATGGCGACGGGCCAAGTCGCTGTAACGACTTCGGCAACACTAGTTGTCGCCGCACGGACGGGCAGGCAGAAGGTTACGCTTAGCTCGACAACGGCTGTCGTATTTTACGTCGGCAATATTGGCGTCACTTCGGCAACCGGCCTCTACGTAGCGGCAGCGGCGGGTGCGAGCATCACGCTCGACACGGCAGCGGCTGTCTATGCGGTGGGAGCGTCGGCAGTCACAATTTCGTATATCGAGTTCTACTAATGGCCGATATTTCCTATCCGGGGCCGCTTCCGGCCACCTCCCTGCCTCCCGCTGTGGCCGATACCAGCGCCTTGGGCGATGATACCGGCTATTACGCAATGGCGAACCACACCCACGCAAGTAAGGCCCGCAAAGCTCGCATCCAGTGCGCGGCCAACGGCACGCTGACCTGGACGTTCTCCCCGCCGTTTGCGAATGGGGTCGTGCCCCGGATCGTTGCCATTGCCGAGACAGCCGGCGGCACTGACGTTTACAACGTCCAGTTGACAGCGACCCCGACGAACACCACTGCCCAGCTTCTCGTCAACCGTGTGCAGCAGAGCGTTGTGGCGTTGCTTGGGCTGACGATTCTTTCGGTTCCCGCCTCGCCCGGAGTTACTTGGGTTCATCTGCTCGCACTGGAGCCGTAAAATCGCGATTGTACCTCTCGGGACCGGCGCATATCGCCGTAACGCGGGACTTGTCCCGGAGGTGCAGTGCGTCAACATGGTGGTGGAAAAGGACGAATCCGGTATTTCGCCGGACGGCGTTATCCGCATCCAGCGCCCCGGTCTTCAAACCTTCGTTACGGTGGCCTCTCCAGTCCGACAAGTCACAATAGACCCTCAGACGGCACTGACCTACATCGTGGCTGGATCGCGCTTCTATACCGCCGCCACAGGCTCGCTGGTGGACGTTGGGAGCGTCGGCAATGGCCCCGACGCACGTATTGTCGTAACGGCTCTTAAAACGGGCATCTTGTCGGCTGGAGCCTTCTACCTGTTCGACGGCGCGACGGTGACGAATATCCCCGTTCCCGATGGGGCGTTCGTTACCGACATCGATCAGATTAACGGGTATTTCCTACTCCTCCTCCCGTCTGGCCGATTCTACTGGCTAGTTCCGGGTGAGACGGTGATTGACCCGCTCAACTTCGCGACGGCTGAGAGTTCGAATGATAGCGCCTATGCTATCCGTCAAGTGGGCGAAGAGTTCTGGATTTTCGGGTCGCGGACGGTAGAGCCGTGGCAACCTACGGGCGATCTGGACTTACCGTTCCAGCGTGCGCAGGGGCGCGTCATGGCGCGCGGTGCGTTGCCGGGGCGCCATGAATGCCGGTTCGATAATTCGATTGTCTGGGTTGGCGACGATGCCAACGTCTATCGGGGCGGGGCGGTCCCTCAGATCATTTCGAATCCTGGGATTTCGGAGCGCATCCGCCTTTGTTACGCAGCTAACGGTAATTGCACAGCATGGACGTTCGAGGTTGACGGGCACGCCTATTATGTCCTGAGAATAACGACACAGGGCACATTCGTATATGACGCCTCAACGCAGCTTTGGTCACGGTGGCAGACCGAGGGCGACACGCACTGGACGCCATGGGTAGGCGACAGCCTTGGCGGTGCGACGTTTGCAGGCGAGCATAACGGCACGCGCGTTTTCAGGGTGTCTCCGATGTATTTGATGGACGTTGAGACGGCATTTACGCGGCTGTTGACGGGCTCTGTCCCGATTCTAGGGACGCCTCCGCGTAATGACAGCCTCTCGATTGGTGTTGGGGCCACGGCGGATACGACTGTCCGCATTCGCTGGCGTGATGGGCAGGACGATTACCCCGTCGATTATTACGATGAGTTGGAGGTGCGTGCGCCGTTCGATATTTGCTCGATGTATCGTCTCGGCGCTCCGGTCCCTCCGTACCGCGAAGTCGAGATTAGCTTCGTCGGTCCGGAGGGTGTTCGGGTGGCTGGGTGCCTTGCGAACGAGGCTTGGCAATGAGATGGATTCAATCCAATCCGTTCGTGGACAGTGCGGGCCGGTTGGTCAACGCTGCGCTTCAGCTTATCAACGGCTTCGATAGCACGCTAACCGGTCTCTCCTCGCAATACTCGCTCGAAACCAGCTATCCTGACGGCTTCACGGGTAATCTGATCGAGGCAGACGACTTGGGCAACGTCACGGTTGCCAACCATGACCGGGTTTATGGGGACGGGAAAAGCGTTGCCGTAACGGGCTCTGTGATTGCGACTGGTGAAAGCGCTGGCGAGGTGATCCATGTCTATTACGACGATCCGAAGCGGGAGGGCGGCGCAGTAGTTTACGCCTACACCGTCTATCCGACAACGCCGCCTATCCAAACGGGTTCGCGTCATGTGGTCGGGCGTGTCGAGATTCCTGCCGTTGGAACGCAGGCGGGGACTTGGCTCCATGCGCCTGGATACCTCTGATGGTCCGCGTGGAAACTGACGCGGCGCTGGTGAACAGCATTACCAATCACCCTAAGGTGCTGCCCTACATTTCCCGCAACGGCGAGCCCATCGACTGGACGCCAGCAATTGAGCATCCCGACTGCATGATCCTTTCGAACGGTGAGGATGCTTGCATGGTTCTGGAACGGACCGCGCCTCGGGATTGGCAATGCACCACGATATTCGGGAAGACATGCCGGAACCAAAGGGCTGTGGAAACCGGCCTTGCGATGAAGGATTTCATGATCCCCGAATATGCTGACATGGTGTTCGGTTCGATACCGTCCCGATATCGCCATGCCCTATGGTTTTATGGCGCGCTCGGTGGTATCCAGATACCCGAAGTTGAAAGCGGTGGTGAACGCTACGTTGCGCAGGATGGCGAGACGTTGTTTGTTTTGAGGAGTGAAAGTTAATGGTTGCTCCAATGGTTGCCGCAGCGGGACTTTCGGCGCTTGGCTCTGTCATCGGCGGTCTCACTGGCGGCAAGGGTGCTGCCAAGGCGGCGAAACTTCAGGCCGACTCCACCGCAAAGCAGATCGGCTATCTCACCGACAACCGAGATTTTCAGTATGGCCTCAACCGTCCTACGATTGATCGAGGCAATGCCGCTGGCGATCTCTACGGTAATTTCGTCGGACTATCGGGCGGCGATGCGGCGGCGAAAGCGCTTGAAACCTTTCGAGGCTCGACGGGCTATCAGGACCTGCTCAGGCAGGGGCTGGGGGCCGTAAACTCCAACGCCTATGCGGGAGGCACCGCTCAAAGCGGCGCAACGCTGAAGGCTTTGCAGGATCGTGGTTCTCAGATTGCCAACAGTTCGGCCCAACAGTGGCTCGGAAATCTTGGTCAACTCCAGCAGTTGGGGCAGGGCGCGGCGGGTCTTGTGGCAGGCGTCGGACAGAATACCGTCACAGGCATGAACAACGCTACACAGACCGCTACGGATGCCTCCGGCAATGCCGCGATTATCGGAAACAATGCGTGGCAGAAGGCTTTGCAAGGAGTGTTTAATTCCGGCGCTCAGGCGTTTGGGTCTAGCTACGGCGGCGGCGCTTCTGGCGGCTTGAACCCGCTTCAGGGCTATTCCTTCAACGGCTCCATGAACCGGGGGGGCTGGTAAGTTGGCGATTGATTTCCGGCTCGATCAATCAGGTTTCGACCCGATGGAGGTGCTTAAGTCCTACGGCATGGGCAGGGATATGGCACGCCAGGACGGCGCGCGCACCTCGCTTGCTGGCCTTGTGGCCGCCCCGAACGACCGGAATGCGCTTCTCCAATATGCCCAGTTCGATCCCCAGGGGGCGATGGGATACCAGCAGGATCAGGCCAAGGCCCAGCAGACGCGACAGAAAGAGGTTGCGCAGTGGGTCGGTCAAATGGCTCCGCAGATCAACACCCCTCAGGATTGGGAGGCAGCGGTAGATTGGGGCGTGTCCAACGGCTACCCCGAAGCAGAGCAATATCGCGGACAGTTCGGCAATAAGGCGGCTATCATGGCCGCTGGCGGGGTTAAGCCTCAAAACGAAACGCAGAGCGCTCTAGAGCGTGAGTACGAATTTGTAGAGCGTGTCCGTCCGGGCTCTGGTAAAACTGTGATCGACAATCGGCTAGACCCCATTGTCAACATCACGGAATTTGATCCGCAGTCTAACCAGTACATCACGCGCGGCGTTCCCCGCAGCCAGCTTACGGGTGGCGCTGCGCCTCAGCAGCAGCAATCCCCACCGCCTTTGCCACAGGCTGGCGAAGTTCGTGGGGGTTATCGTTTCCGTGGCGGGAATCCTGCTGATCGCAATGCTTGGGAACCAGTAGGAGGTCCGAGCCAGCAAGGCTCGGGTAACTTTCCCTGAGCCGTCAAGCTTACAGGGGGCTAATTGGACTAGCGGCAGGCGCACGGTGAAGGGAAATAGGGCGGTAGGAGGACAGCCAAATTCACGGCATCTGACCGGGGACGCGGCGGACTTCACCCCAGCAAGGGGCCAAAGCCTACAGGAGTTGGCGCGAGAGGCAAGGGCACGGTGGCCTAAGGCTAGAGTGATTGTTGAGGATGACCATGTGCATGTTCAGCAACCCGGCTGGAATGTACCGTACCACGGACGAAGAGGCACACAATAATGGGCACCCCCTATCCCGGCGAAGTTCGCGGCCCTTGGGATGACTACGGCCCGTCGCCGTCACCTGTCCCGGCGGCGCCGCGCCAAGGTGGTGGCATTGTCGTTCGACCCGGTCCGACAGCGCCCCAGCCCTCTCCTCAGACTGCTACTCAGCGCGCCCTCGATGAAGCGAGGCTTGAGGACGCTCGCAGAAAGGCGTCGGCCCAGCAGGCTAGCGGGGGCGTTGACATTGGCGCAGAGCAGGGCCGCGTTGCCGGTTTCTACGGGCGCGCCCGAGAGGCCAACGAAAACTATGGCTCCATTGGGGCGGGTCCGCGCAGTCTGATGGGGCAGTGGTCGCAGGACAATATCCCCAACATCGACAATGAGTATTTTATTGACGACAAGTCGCGTCAAGCCAAGGTCTGGCAGGACGACTTTATTGCGGCCACTCTGCGTTATGAATCGGGTGCAGCCGTCCCCCCCGATGAGCTTGAGAAGCAGCGTAGGCGCTATTTCCCTATGCCGGGGGACGACGAAGGGACTATGGCGGCTAAGGCGCAGTCGCGCGCCAATGCCATTGCAGGGCTACAAGTTGCGGGCGGTCCGGTATCTCCGGTTGTCGATGACCGGCTAAATGCTGGCGGCACTGCTCTAGAGGGTGCCGCTGGCGATGGCTTCCAGCGCGCCGCCGCTAATGAGCGGGTTGCGTTCGGAGATGAGCGCCAGCCCTTGCAGTCGCGGCAGTACACCCAAGAGCAGGGTTCTCAGATCGAGGGCCTGCTGCGCGCTGGCCGTCTTGACGACGCAATCCAGCTTTCGCGTGATTTCGGCATTCCCCTCGATCCAGCATCGACGCGTCGGACCATGGAGGCATTGCGCCGAAACCCAAACGCTGCGTTTCCCGGTTTCAACTATGGGCCCGCTGACAGAGCCCTTCAGGAAGAGGCCGACTTGGAGCGTTACGGCACCTTCCGCGATGAAGCCCGACAAAGCCGGGATACGGCCATGGGCATGGTGGATTCGGGTATTCGGCAGGCGGCTAATTCCCCTACGCTTGGCCTCGCTGACATCGCTTCCGCTGGTATTGACGCAGCCTTTACCGACAGGGATTTTCGCACCGCTCTACAGCGCCAGCGTGCGCTAACCGAAGCTGATTACGAGGTAAATCCCGTAGCAGCCTGGACGGGCACCATCTTGGGCGGAGCGCGGCTCCCTACCCGTGCGTTCCAGAGCGGGCAGGCGGCTCGTGATGCCGCGCTGGCAACGGGCCTTGGCAATCGCGGCGCTCAAGGTGCGCGTGAGGCGGCGGCGATTGGCCGTCGGGCCGGGGCTCGGCGCTTTGCTGGAGAGAGTGCAGCGTATGGCGGTGCGCAGGGCGTCATCGGCAACATCGAGAACCCTAGCGACGCGGTGACGCAAGGCGCTGCTGGTGCGGTAGCTGGCGCG